CATTCAAAAAACGGGAACTTTACAAAGTTCAACCGTCTGGTCGGTTGCCTGTATCGTTTTGTCGTCTACAAACACCCGCAGGCGACGTTTCTTGCGGATACCTGAGCACTGTCTGTATTCCTCGCGGGCTTTAGCGAACACACACATACATGAAACGAACGACACGGAAGCGCTCGTCATCCGGCAGCGCGAAAGATGCGCGAATCCTGTTCGCGCTGCCAAGCGCGATGAAATCGCAGATCGAGGAAGCAGCTGAAGCAGAACTGCTCGAAACGAGCGAATGGATTCGGCGTGTGCTGTCTGCTGCGATCGCAGACGCGCCGGGAAAAAAGCTCAACAGCCTGAAGACAGCAGCAGAAGCTGCTATCGCTGAGGCTGAGCGTCTGCAGGCTGCGTATCACGCTGCGTTGAAACGTTCGGACGAAGGCTAGGGCGTGCGGCTGTACCGCCCGTCTGCGTCGATCGTCACCGATGTATGGCGGGGCCGGTCGTCACGTTTACGCCGCGCGAGTTCTCCCCAGATGACGGCCAGCCGTTCGCGCTGTTCGTCCATTTGCCGTTCGATCTGACGATACTCTTCCTGCAACTGCTGGATGGTTTCATTCCTCATTTTCGTCGTTCCATCGGAGGCCGCATTTCCAGAGAGTCGCCGCCAGCGCCGTGCCCGTCCCATCAACGAATTCTTCGCTGTTCCGCCAATAATCAACTGCGTGGAAAATTTCATGACAGAGGGTGTCGAGCTTCTGTAGACCTCGGAGGTCTTCTCGAATCCTGATTTCTTTTTTTGGCGTGTCTGGCGAATCACACTCGCCCAGCGTTGCCTTATTGAGCTTGCAAAACCTGATACGCCAGCGTTTGCCATGAATGGTCACCATCATGTCAGCAGCTTTCCGAGGCTGGCCAGATAGGATTTCCCGTCGATGATCGGGACGTTGATATGCAGGAAATCGCCGGACGGCTGGACGATCTGAAAACCGTAGCCCTGCGACCAGTCAGTCGGGTCACCGTGCCTCCACAGCGGTTGCTGCCTCGATAAGTGGCCCACGCTCCAGGCTCCGATCTCACCATCATGGACGTTGCGATCCATGACGCTCATCAGCTTATGCACGTGCCCGAAGACCACGCTTGCACCAAACCGCTGAAGCATTGCGTGGGCAGCGTTCTTTCCGTGCCGCGTCCCGTGCGTCACGTACACGCGCCCAGCTTTGATCGTCCCCTGGACCCTGCATTCACCGTAACATTTCCCTTTGGTGATGTAGGGTATGTTTCTTTGATCGAGATGCAGAACAGTCTCAGGTCCGCAGAGTTTCCGAAGAAACGCCGCATCTTTCCCGTGGCGGAGCACAGCACTAATGATAAAGCGTTCCAACCGCTCTTCATGGTTACCCTCTAGATACCAAATTTTGGCCTTGGGGCAGCGTTTTTGCACGTCGTCAAGCATGGCGTTTGCCGCGCAGACATCATCCTCAAAAGTGTTATCGCATTCGGGCACAAACCCGAGCGTTAAGTGCTGCGCCAACCAGCCACCGCAGTCTAAATGGTCACCCAGGCAGTAGATTTCGCGGGGCTGCAGCAGCGACAGATCCGCCATGAACGCCGACAACGCAGACGGATCAACCAGATTGCCATGTGTGTCAGGCAAAAACACACGGATAAATGTTCCGCGTTTACTCGCCCGGCTTTTCTGTGTCGGGATCTTATGTTTGGCTGATCGTGCCTTCGCCAGCGCCTGTTCCAGCTTGGCGACTTGCTCTTCCAGCGCCTTCACCGCCGGACTGGCGGTTCCGACAATGTCGTCAACTTTGCTTGTCATGCTGGCGACTCCGTGAGCCACTTCGCCACGGTCTGCGTGCTGACTGCCAATTCGAAATGTTCGATGAGATTTCTGGCGACCGTATTTGCTGGGAGGCTTTCTGCCTGGACCCGGTCCCGAACTTCGCAACATTGCTGTTGCTGTTTCTCCGTCAAAGTCGCTAGCCACGTTCGCCGACGCCTTCGAGTTACGTTGCACAACGCGTCGACCGTTTCAATGTTCGACAATTTTTTGCCCATCGCGCACCTCCGTGCGGTCACTTCGAACTTAGTATCTCCAGCTTCCCTTCAAGAGACCCTACCCTTTCCGCAAGGCACCGCAATTCCGCTTCCGCGGCCCCGTGCGCTTCTTCACACGCTGACAGCTTCTTTTCACACCGTGCGGATGCCTCTTGCACCTGTCGCCACAGGTACACAATTGCAGTCGCTCCAGCAGAAACGGTAGCACCAGTTGTAATCAGTTGCTCGTCCATCTTGCGTCCCCTGTTTCACGTCGACTTGATAGCCTGGACAACAACTCGCACCGGATCTAAATAGACGACCGACGATCCACTGAAGGTCACTTTGTATTCCATTTCGTACGCGCCTGGCGTCGGGAACGTTGTCGCCGCGACATTGTGCTTAAAATTCCATCCAGTCGTATCGGTGTTCCAGCCGCCACCTGTTTGCAGCGTGTCGTAAATAACATCGGCCACTGTCAGTGAGGTTGCCTCTGTGTGCGCCGATGTGCTGTCGGTCTCGAAAATTTGATACTCGATAGCATCCACATCCGCCTGAACCGCGGCCGCGCCGTCGTGTTGAACGCGGAGTAGAACCGTAAATGCAGAATCTTCTTTTGTTATGCCAGTCACCGTCATTACGTTGCCCCTATTATTTGCCCAGCGATTGTTTTTGATCGAGTAACCGCGCCAGCGCTGACGCCAGCCTGCGCCGTCATTCCCGTGACCGTCCCGTCTTGATAGACCTGCGCGGCATCGATTCGTCCGGAATGACCCGGCGGAGTGATCACAGGCGTATCGCCCAGTACGAGCCACGCGTGGGCGTATTCTGTGCCGTCAGTATTCGTCCAGGTCTCGGTGAGGTCGTCGCCGCTCGCGCTGACCGTCGCCTGCCCCGAGATACTCTGCGAATGGTCGTAATTTTTTAGGCCATGAGCGGTGCTGTAAAAACTATCCGTGTTTGTGACGCTTTTCCCGTCTTCGTCTAATGCCCCGCCGCTTGCTTGGCCGTCACTTTCTGCCGCCCAAAAGCCAACACCCATGCGCGAGTGATCAGTCGAGTCACTACTGGCCGTTTTCATTGACATCAAACCGAGCGCGGCTTTCGGGGCAAAACCTGCGTCGCGACTCACTGTCGAATCTGTCGCTGGCTGCGTTGCTCGAATCACTTTTGCAGCTGGGCCTTTGATTGCAAGAATGAGCACTTCGCGCGCAGTGCCTCCCAGTGAATATGTCCAATCGAGTGTGTAACCGTTTTCATCGAGGCTACTGACCGTCGCCGTTTCCTGTGCGCCGCCGTGATGCGCAAAAATCGATATCAATTCATCGCGCATGAGCGATCGAGTTCCGCTCGTCGACTGATTGTTGAGCGCGGTTTGGTAGCAGCTCACGTCGGTCGTCCCGTCTGAAACTCCGAGGCCCACGTATGATCCTATGACGCGGTACGGAAAGTTTGCAGTCGTGCTTCCAAAAAAAGCGACCAACGCATCCGGCTGAAACCCCGGTGCAGTATATGACACTTCGCCTGTTGCGAGCGGTGTCTCAATCACATCAATCGAGATCTCCTCAATCGCATCACCGCCGAGGGCAAGATGACCGAACGTCCGGCCGTCGCCAGTGACTGTGCTCCAATACAACGTCGACTCCGCCGCCGCTAACCCGGTGACCGCAGCCGCTTCCGAGATCGCCGCGCCGTCGTTTAGGTGCGATGCAACGTATGCCGTTTGGATTCCATACTGTGTATCTGACTTGCTGCTTTGCGAGTCTTCATTAAAAAAACCAAATGCCGCCATTTCATCGGCGTTGCCGAACCCGAAGCTGAAGTCAGCGTGTTGACTGATCGCGGTTCCGTCGTTTTGCGTGCCGAGGTGAAACAACAGCTTCGGCGCATTGCTGCCCCAATGACCTGCACTGTACGACACAGTCTGGCTACCGTGTGTGGTCGGCGCTGTTTCGTGTTTGACTTCGGCCAACAACGCCATCAGTCAATCCCTAGATCTGAGTTGAATTGCTCACGGGAATCGTATCCCAACTCCGCACGCATCAGCGTCTGGGTGACATCATTTCGAATAACTGCGCGAGCGATCGTCGTAGCGGTTTCATCTGCTAACCCAACCGCCGTCAGCGAGTCGCGGACGCCCTCGATTTTCTGGACGACGTGCGTTTTAACCTGCGCAAATTCTTGCTGCTCGACGCTGCCCAGATTGAAACGCTCGATTGCCTGCTGATCGGTTACCTGACCGGAGAGAATCTCGGCAACTGTCGAAATGGTTGGCCAGATTGGCAGCTTTGCTGCGTCGTCTTTGCCGCGGAATCTGTCGTATAGAGACATCGCTTTCCCCTTTCTGAAACCATGCTTTACTCGTCATCCACGCCCAGAACTTCCGGCAGATCGAAGCTGGCAGAATCGGGAACAACGAACGTCACTTTCGCATTCGCGGTGGCTACTGAGCCGAACACGCTGCTGGATGTGAACGTTGACCGCCAGATCTGATAGGTCGCTCCGCGGATCAGGTTCGTGAACTGCACCAGACCTGCGCCGTCGGAATCGGCGGTCCTCACTTTCGTGTCGAGTGCATCACCGGCGACACCCGGCCCGACAGTCATCTGGACGCTGAACGTTACGCCCGTTTCCGCCGCGTAGTTTTCGTCGTAGCACGTCAACACGCCGGTGGATGTGTCGCTTCCACTGCTTCCGGTGATCGTGCTTTGCTCGATATCCTTGTTCACTGTCGCGTCCGCGGTGACAACAATCGTTCCTGTTTCACTCACATAGCCGTTCTTCGTGATCGCGTAGGAATACGTCGCATCATCCAGCCCGAACACTGCGTTCCCGGTTGCGTCTGTGGTTGCTGTGAAGGTGTTAATCCCCTCAGTCAGTCGCACCTTCGCGTTTTCCAAATTCGCCGGCGTGCTGGCGGTGTCTTTTACGTTGACGGTGATAGTTCGGGCACCAGATCCAGCAATGTTCGTGATGCTGTCGTCCACATCCTGCAGCGTTTGCAGCGTCACAGCAGAGGCGGCGTCATCGTTGTCATAAAATTCGTCCCAGTTAGCCGCGATACGACCCGACGTACTTTCAGCGATGGCCGTTCCCAAAATCTGCGTGATGTTCGCATCCACCGTTGCGGTGACTGTCGCCTGATCGACATCGTTGACGGTCTTTGTGGTCGTCGTGTCCAAGTCGTAGAACTGGCTGATGTTGTCGGCAAGGTTCGACGCTGTTGTTTCTGTCAGTGGGCTTCCAAGAACTTCGGTCAGATTTGCATTAAGCTGCCCGGTCACAACTGCGGTTCCGATATCCGATAACAATTTCGCGCTCGCCTGGTCATTATTGTCATACAGCGTCGACCAGTTTTGGGCCGCCCGCCCTGATGTCGTTTCTGTAATCGCAGTGCCGAGGTACTGCACAACGTTGGCGTCAACCGTACTGCCAAACGTTGCAGTTCCAATATCGTTCTGCACTTTTGTTGAAGCTGCATCCCCGTTATCGAAAAGCGTGGAGAAGTTGGCAGCCAGCCTTCCTGCCGTCGTCTCAGTAACGTCCGATCCTTTAATTTGTGTGACATTGGCGTCAATTGATCCGCTAACCGTTGCCGACCCGATGTCATCGACGACTTTGGTGGTAGCACTGTTCGAGTTCTCGAAAAAGGTGTCGAAGTTCCCAGCGATTCTGCCGCCCGTAGCTTCGGTCAACGCGGTGCCAAGGATCGATGTGATATTTGCATCAACGGTGCCACCTGCGCCCGCCGCCGTGTCCAGAAGCAGATCAAGTCGCCCGCCGTTGACCCAGTCGGTCTGCAATTCGTTTGTATCAGCGAGCACCAAATCAACATTGGCATCGATCGTTGCGATTTCGTTGTCGATCGTCGTCAACGATGCAGGGAGTGTCGTCCCGGTGTCGACCAGAATTGAATCAACGTTGCCATCGATGGTCGCCAGCGTGGCAGGCAGTGTCGTGCCAGTGTCTTCAAGAATGTCGTCAACGTTCGCATCGATGGTCGCCAACGTGGCGGGAAGCGTCGTTCCGGTGTCTTCCAGTATTGAATCAATGTTCGCGTCAATCGTGGCTAAGTTTGCCCATTCCGAATCAGCCTTGAGCGCTGCCACAATTGCCAACGGCGATGCGTCACCAGCGACCCAATCAGCCGCAATTTTGTCAGCTATTTCGGTTGCTGCACTGTCTGCAATTTCTGCCGCTCCGATGAAATCTGCAGCAGCCGCGGACGCTGTGATCGAATCTGTTGCCATCGAGATCACTTGCACATCAAGCTGATTTGATGTGGTGAAGGCCATCTGGTCCGTGACCACCTTGATTGCGTCCACAACTGTATCAACTGCTTCAATCTCGTTGTCAATCGTGGTCAGACTTGCCGGCAGCGTTGTTCCAGTGTCTTCCAGAATGTCGTCAACGTTTCCGTCAATTGTGGCCAACGTGGCCGGAAGCGTCGTCCCAGTGTCTTCGAGAATAGAATCAACATTTGCATCGATGGTCGCGATTTCGTTATCGATCGTGGTCAACGTGGCTGGAAGCGTTGTTCCAGTGTCTTCAAGGATCGCATCAACATTTACATCGATCGTCGCAATCTCGTTGTCGATGGTCGTCAGCGTGGCCGGAATTGTTGTCCCAGTGTCAACCAAAATCGCGTCAACGTTTGCATCGACGACGTTGATTTGTCCGGGAAGGGTGGTCCCCGTATCCACCAAGATTGCGTCAACGTTTGTGTCAACAGTGTTCAGAGCAGCGTAGAGTTGGTCTGCAGCCATCCCCGCGGTATCCCAGTCATCCTGCGTCAGGTCTGCCGTCCAGACAGACTCTGTGATGGTCGTCTGTGTCGTCGACGTGTAATCGAACGTGGATGGATAAACGTTGATCGTATGATTGATCGCCCCGCTGAGGACCATAGTGTATGAAACGTGATCGTAGTTCGTTTCAGCCTGCGTCGGGACATACGAATAGACGCCCTGGCCCTCGTGCGTTTTGGTGCCACCGCCCGTGGACATTGTTCCGCCATCGCCTAACACGTAGACGGTTGGGGTTCCAGTGGTAACCGCGTCACCATCAGTGGCCGAGATGCCTTGAAAGCAGATCGTCTGGGAAGCTGTGTTTTTTAACATTTTGTTCTCTCGGGTTACTGTTGATTCGCGGTAAAGCAGTCTTCGCACAAACGTTTAATAAACATTTCGATCTGTTTCGACGACATGTCGGTGCAATCGCGAGACGTTAAACAATGATCACTTCCAATCATCGTAATAATGTGTGGCGGAACACACATTTCATACGGCAGTTTGCACTGACGACAAATTGACTTGTGTGTGTGACAACAACTTTTTGAGTCCATCCCGATCATGGCACGGCCCCTGATGTGGGCGGCAAAACGACATTGCTCCCGGCACTAAGCAGCAGGGCGGCAGTCGCTGGCACAAATGTTCCACCGCCACCGCCACCGCCCGCGGTGTAGTCGATTTCGAGATAAACAGCTTCGACCTCATCATCTTCGTCACTGCCGCAAACCATTCGTAACTCAACCGTCACAGAGTCGAGGTCGTATTCGCCATTCCACGTCCATCCCGACCAGCTACCGCTGCCGGTGTCGCTTGACGATTTTGACCCTAGCCCAGTGCCATCTATGAACAGTTCAAACTCTGGAACCCCGGTGTCATTCCATGTCCAAGCCGTGAAGCTTGAACTTGTTCCGGACGGCAGCGAGCCGAACTCTACATCAACCGAATCACCTTCTGTTGACGCGTACATGTTATCCGTCGCAGGCGTCGTCGGCGCTCGGGTGCCCTCGTCAATGTCTGTGTGGTTCCCTGACCAACCAGAGTTATTATTGATTCCAGTTGGATCAGCGTACGCTGTAGGCATGATTTACCCTTCCTCTGAACCGACAGTTTCAAGCAGTGAGGCCATGAGCACGCCGTTGACGGTTGTTTGTTCGAGGATGGCTTGTCGTTCGGTTTCGTTCATTAGTGCGTCGCTTTCAATTCTCGAGAGGCTCAACCGTAATTCGGCGCGGCGTCTGAACCCTTCGTATCGGCACAAACTGGTCGGCGCTCTGCAAGTGCTTCCCACTGATGGTGTCAGACAAGCCGTAACTTGAGCCGCTGCCGAGTTCCGGCGCTGTAATCATGTGCTCCTCAAATTGCATTGTCTCTTGGCGCCAGTGCCCAATCGGGCCGAACGCATGCCAGGGGTCGCCCCTTAGATGCCGATAATCCGCCCGCTGCATGTACTGGGTGTAATGCGTGCCGGCCAGTACATCGTTTTCATCAATTGTTTGCTGTGTCTCAACATGATCGTTCCCCGCTGGAAAAAACCCAGTGACAATTTGCAGCGTGTGGGGAGGCGTTGCACCGACATCGATCCCTGGAAATGCCGGATGCCCCGGGAACTCCGTCTCATACCTTAGCGCCAGCCTCCCCGATAAAGGAAGCACGACGCCCTCTGTAACTTTTACTCCTTCGCCCTCCCATAGCTCACTCGGAATCGAGACGGCAAAATCGTCCCGGTTCCATTCCGTAATGTCATGCTCCACATCATAGACGCATTCGATTCGCGGCCAGTAACGTTCACCAAGCCCATTGTGCCCCCAGTGCATTCCGGCCTCGCCTTTTAGGGACGGCCGGCTGCTTTCTGTGCTTCTGTTTCTGTCTTGTCGGAAATACACATCGACATCAATCTGCTCTGTGCCGGTGTACTCGTAATCTTCCGGAATGGCGATTTTCAATTCTCTCGCCGTACCATACAACGCCGGTTCCCAGGCTTGCTTCGACAAATCAGGCTCGGCCGTAATTTCTACGTCACCAAGATAAACTCGATACTTAAAATATCGACCACCGACCCCCGGTTGCTTTGTGTCCGCGCCGTGTATCCCGCTGGTGCTTCGACCATAACGACCGAAACCCCAGTTTATCGCGCTCACACCTTCACGGCCCGGCCACGGGTAAATATACAGTGACGGCCAGTGCAGTAGTTCATGCCAGTTGTCCCAATCGGTAATGGCAGGATTGTACAATATCGACTCCCAGTCCGTTGTTTGTAATGCCCAGTATTCCTCTCCAGGGGGTGTTATGTCGCCGTAATAAAAATCATTTGTTGCTTCTGTCCAAATGCGAATCTTTTTAATTCCTTTAGGACGTGTCCAATGATTTAGCGGCAGCACGCCAACAAGAAAGTCGCCCGGAATCGCTTCTTTATAGCCACAGTGTTGAACTGTTGCCGCTTTTAGCTGTGCCCCCCAGCTAGCTTCTCGCGGAGTCACTCCAGTAAGCTGAACGTTATCTCGATATCGCGTATCGCCCGGCCTCCCGTAAAACTGTGAACCATAGAAGCCATATTCGACCCAGTTAGTTCCGCCGCTGGCCGGGTTGTGGTTATGCCACGACTCTGTTCGTGAATACACTGGCCGACCGTAATGAACCGTCAGAAAAGAAAACGTGTTGTGCTTGAATGCCTGCGTCGGTAATCCGTTGATCCCCGTTAGCTGACCTTTGCCAAACCCGACCCCATTGAAATCGAGTGGCTTGACAAGCCGCGTTGTGAAACGAACTGGTGGAGTTAGCTTAAGCGGATCATTTTCGTCTTCTGCATGCCATCCGTAATAATTCCACGAAAACCCGTAGCCGACGTGCTCCGCCATGTACTTTGCAGTATCGCCCCAGATTCTGTAGTGGCTTCCGTGGCCGATATAGCTCCACGGAGTAAAAAACCTGTCTTGTTTCTGGCCCCATTGGAGTCGTTTACGGTTCAGCCTCCAGTATGCCGTATCCGTAATTGACGGATCGAAGTTCGTGACCGACGCGATCCATGTTTCAACCGGCTCTTTGCAGTGGCAACAGTGTCCGATGAGACTCATGTCGGCGGACTCCCCAACGGTTCACAGTCGACGCCGGTCAGTAGCCACTCGCCATACTGATAGCACACACGGAGCAGGGTGTTTTGCAGCACCTCAATGCCTTCCCAACGATGCGTCAGCGTTTCTGTCTGGCCTGTGCGTACCAGATGCCCGTCGGTATCGACCTCCAACAATTCAATTGCGCCGGTGCGTGCAGATCTCACTCCGTCCCCAGCCGCACCGATATCTTCATTTGCAATCGCCCAACGCGCGACCGCCTCACCCTGCCAGCGGCCCTGATGCTGTTGGGTGCTGTGTTCTGCTCGCAGCACCTGCCGTACAACTCGCTGCACTTGCTGCGCGAGTTCCGGAGACATCACAACGCCAGCCATCACGAGACTCCTGGCAGAGCGGAGAAACTAAGCTCAGGATAAATCTTGAACTCGTGGTATTTTGCCTGACTTGGGTCCTCAGGGTTTTCCAGCACGTCGCCTGCCAGATCCAACAGAACCGGCTGCGTCGCCCCTTCGACCTTTACTGGTTTCCCGTCGACCAGTTTGCGGAAGCCAGCGTCAAGCGGCTCCAGTTTCCAGCCGTCTTTGTGCAGGTGAATCTCCAGCGTCACCTCACGGTAGTTAAAGAAACCATTTGTCTGGGTTTCGCCAATCGAAATCCGCTGCACCTTTGCAAGCCCTGTGCCGACCGACAGACCATCAATCGTAATCGGGCCGCTGTTGACAGCGTTTTGATACGAGAACACCCACGCCGGAACGAACTCAACCTTTTGTTTAATCTGTGCGATTAAGTGCGACGCGTCACGGGTGGGCGCTGGGTCAACGAAATAGTCACCCGCCGAATTCACGATCGCTTCGCCGTCTTTGTCTTTATAAATGGCTTCTTGATAAATTTCCGATGACCACGTGATAATCGGCGACGCGTCCCACGGTTTGTTATCATTTTCGTCCGTGTACTGCACGTCATCTTGTACCGTGTCATATTCCGCGGTGTACGTCCACGAAAGAGCCGACTTACATTTCGCGCTGACACTTTTGCACAGCGCCTGCGGATCAAGGGGATACTGGTGTCCAACCAGTGGCAGTGCCGGTGGTGCCGTCACGGTGAAGATGTTGTCACTTTCGTTATCGATCTGAATAAGAAACTCACGGCTGTACGACCTGACCCCCTTGTCGTTTTTGCCTTTTCTCGCTTCAATGATTTCACCGATCGATGTGACAGCCATCAGACAGCCCCTGCAGATATGAGCATCACGCCGCCGTCTTTCTCGCGCGGATGTGTGTTTTTCGCAATTTGCTTCAGCTCGTTGTTTGCTTCTTTCTGTAGCTTTTCAGCAGGCGATTTGCCGCGCTGCATCGCGGAAACGATTTGCGAAAACGCTTCGGTACTTCCACGGCGTGCGATCCCGGCCAGTGATTTCGACGAACCAGAACTGGTCGTTGCGCCGCCTCCGCCGCCACCTGTCATCAAGTCCGGCCCGGCTGCGGCTGCGGGTGCATCTGGTGCCTTCGGTGCCTCTGGCACTTCCGGTGCTGTTGGGACGGCTGGCATCCATTCTTTTTCGTGTTGCTTCCGCAGTTCTGCCAGTGGCTGCGTTACGTTTCTATCCCAACTTTCACCCACGGCTTTGGCGCTTGTTTCCATTCCGCGTTGAAGTTTCTTTTCTAGCGCCGATGCCTCTCGCTCTGCGATTTCTGGAAACTTTTTGACGTCGTGTTCGAATTGGTCTGTCAGTGATTCCCATTTGAAGTCGAACGTATCTGAGTCGCCCTTGATCCACGCCCACAAACCTTTCCACGCGTTCTTCAGGTTGGTCGTGAGTTTCGTGAACACCCCCGTTGCAAAATTGACGCCAGCCGTAAACAAAGCGCCGATGTTTTCCCACAACCATTTTGCCGACGCCGGCAGGACGACTTGTAAAAAGTGCTTGATAGTTTCGAAGTTTGAAACGAACTGAAACGCGATTCCATATGCTGCCGTTTTCGCCGCCGCCGAGAACGAGTCAAACATAAATATCCCGTACCCGATCGCTGCGGCCAGCGCCGTCTCCAAACCTTGCCGCACTACGCGGAACGCATCAACGATAAAGCTGGATACGGTTTCGACGGTCTTTCCGAACGTGCCAAACAATTCGGAGGCGTAATCAACCGACGATGAAAAGCCCATCATTTGCGCCGCAGCGTTCACGAGCATTGCAAACCATCCGCCCAGCGTGGAAGAGATATCCTGCATCACCTTCCATGTCGCGCTGAACACATCGACCAGCATCGAGCCCGCGCCGGACGCGAAACTGATAATCCCGTCAGCCATCGACTTGAAGACGTCGGCATTGCCTTTGATGTATTGCGTCACCGTCTGAGAAAAGGAAATCACCTTTTCCATGATGCCCTTGAAGTCAAACGCTTCGATCAGTTGTTCCGCGATTGACTGCAACGCAAACCCGATGTTGTCTTTCATTGTCGAGAACAGACCGGCCAGCGTCGTCGACTGCGCCTTCATCCCGCCAGCAAAAACACCGCCTTCCGTCGTCATGCCGGCCATCGAGTTGTGCAGATCGGCGAACCCAACTTTGCCGCTGCCGATCATCTTCAGCATCTGTTCACGGTTGACGCCTAGCTGCTTTGCGAGCGCGCCGTAAATCGGGACGCCACGCTCTGCGAGCTGGTTCAATGTTTCCAGTGACACCTTGCCCGTCGAACCGACTTTGGAATAGATCGACGCGAACTCACCGATCGGCTTCCCGGTGCCGGCGGCGATATCACCCAGCATCGTCATTCGGCCGATCAGTTGATCCGTACTGACGCCCGAATTCAGCAGCAGCTTTGACGCGTCCCGCAAGTCGCCCAGTTCAAAAGGTGTACTGGCGGCGAACCCCTGCAGATCCGACAACGCTTTCTTTGCGGCTTCCGAACTTCCCAGCAATGTGGCAAACGCCACCTGCGCTGATTCCGCATCGGCTGCCAGCTTTACCCCGAACCCTAAGCCGCCGACGCCAATCGCCCCGCCGATCTTCGACGCGATGCCCACCACACTGGTGACGCTCGCACGGGCCTGCTTCGAAAAGTTCGACAGTCGCTTCTGTGCGTTTGACAGCCCTTTGTTCAGGCGTTGGCTGTTCGCGCTCAGGTTGACGACTAAATTGCCCAGCGTGGCCATCAGCCGTCCCCCAGCTTGCGTTGCAATTCTTTGACCAGATCTTCTGCCGAAGCCGCTTCAGTGTGCGGAACCCACGGCATTGTCAGCTCCTGAAGCTCATTCGGTTTTGTCATTTTTACTTCCAGGTAAGACGCTAACAGGTAGGCGATCAGCCCCAGCATCCGTTCGGTATGGTTCAGCATTCCAATCGCATCAGCCGCTCGCCAACGCTGGAAAGTTTCTTCGTCCATTGCATCACAAACTGCGTCGATGTCCGTCGTGCCGCACATCTTCGCGAGCCTGATTGCTAACTGTCCTCGTTCGTCTCCTCTGAGTTTTTTGCCATCTGATCAACGTCTTGGTCACTCCACCCGCAAACACGCTGCGCGACCGTCACGAGCCGTTCGACGATGTCCGCGCGTTGCTTGCCGATTTCGTCGATGTCGTGCTTTGTCAGCAGTGGTTCGCCCTTTTCATCGCAGACACAGGCGACCAGCATCCGCTGCCGAATCTCGCTCATGCGCTTCTGCAGTCGTTCACCTTTGAGCGACTGGAACTGGCGCTCAAAGATGTTCCTTTCGCGCACGGTCATTCCCTTGACCCAGACGCTGCCGCCCATTTCCGGAATCGGCACCTCTTCGATGTCGACGGGCAGTGGCTTCAGCAGTGCTTCGCGGGTCAGTCCCATTCGTCTTCTTCCTCTTCTTCTGCCAGTTCTTTGAGAAACTGAACTTCTTCCAGCCATTCTCGTCGCTCCGCCGCCACGCGATCGTGATACGCCAACATGTCTTTTTCGTAGTCTTTCGGCGGGTTCCGCTCGCACATCTCCCGGCACTCATCGTCAGCCGGTTCTGAATGTCCGATATTGCAGTGCTTCCATGCGTCTCGTGCCTCATACACGGTGCCGCAGAGAACCCAAGGTTCTCCACGACGCCATGTGATGAGATCTGGCTGGCTGACCATGATGTCGTGCCAGGCCTCCAAGTCGCGAATCATTCGCGCCTTCATGTTTCACCCTTAGCTGCCGTCCGGCAGGCCGACAGAACCTGTTAGTTTCAGTTCCAGTGTTGCCGTGAGCGCTTCATCACCGCTGGCTTCAATGCCGAACGATCCGCCGGCACTGGTAAACGTGATTGATGTCGGTGTCGGGTCAGCGAGTTCCACCGTCCAGCTTGTGTTCGCTGGAGTTGTCGTCGTGAACAACGCCCCGATAGATTGGTGCGTCGTATCGTCTGGATCGTACAGCAGACTGATCGAGGCGTTGCCGGGTTCTTTGCGTCCGCCGCGCGCGTAGGTTTTCCACCCGGCAGTATCGTTGAGCGTCGACGCGTCAAACGTGAGCAGTTCGATACCGTCCAGGCTAAATGATGTGACTTGGCCGACGTTCGTTGACCCGAGCTTCAAGACAGTGCCGACGACTGGAGTGATAGCCAATGTTCTGGTTCCTTTATTGTTGGGCCGCGTCTAACGCAGCTGTTTCAGTGCTTTGTCTAATTCCTGTGTGATCTTTTTGCGGACGGCCGCCATTGCGGCGGGTGCTGACTTGTTGAAACCTCTGTTTACCGCCTCGTTGGGTGGCATCGCGCCAACGTATCTAATCCCGTTGTGTCGCCCGGATGTGCCCATCAGATACCAGTGAACATTTTCCTTGGCGATTCCACGGCCACCTTTGCGGCTCGGTCGTCTTTTGTTTCGCTTCCCAACACCACCGCCGACAATCGCCCGGTAATTGTTTGACCCTTTGCGTTTTTTGAACCGGCTGCCAATGGCTCGCCGCACGCTGGGGTAGGGCACCTCTGACCGAATGGCCTCACGAACTTCTGCCATCCCGGCTCTGATACCCTGGACCATAACGCGACGGGCGATCGGGCCTTTGACGGCGTTTAACCGCCGATCCAGCTTCTTATCGCCTGTCACGTATTTCATCTGATCTCGTTCCCACTGATGTCAAAGCCTGACCGGCGGTTGATCTCGTACGCGTCCGCGCCATCTTTTCTGGTGCGAATGCGGTACTGGGTCCGGGATGTGTCGGTCCAGTCAAAATGACTTTGCCCCAACTCCCGATGCTCCACCGTCCAGGTGTAGGTCACGTCGCCGATGTCACGGGCGATGATGTCGCCAGGGTCGGGTGTGTCCCCCAGCCCTGACAACGATGAGACGTCGATCAGCCAGTCACACATTTCGACAATATGTTCCGAGCCGCCGACATCAATCACGCCCTTACGCGTCTCCCCCTGCACAGCTTTTGAAACTGTGATCGAGGTTGCGTCGCGCGAGTAGGTAACAGCCGCGCCGGCCACTGACCGGGCGGCTGTTAAACCTGCTTGAATGGCGTTTTCAAGCAACGACATCAGCTACGATTCCACAGCTTCTGTGTTTACGAGAGCATCCGTCACGATGATCGGAACACCGAACGCGCTGTCTGGGAAGTCGGCCGGCGCCCCCGTTGGGTTCGTTGCGGTTCGACTCTGCTGCAGTTGCATCAAACTCTGTCGGTTCATCACGAACACGTCAGGGCCAGCACCTGCAGGGAATTCGGCCAGCAACGAAGACAGATCGTCGTCTGTCAAGTTGGCGCCAGAGTCGGAAGCGTGCAGGTTGGCGATACGGCCAGCGCTGTATTTGCCACCGATCTGCAGCCCGATCATGAACGAACATGGCGTATAGTAAACCGGATACCCGCCAGAACTGCCGTCGACCGTGGTTTCCTGGACGATGGTGTCGCCCAGCTCGATCGTTTCAGCCGGAGAAACCAGCTTGACATCATTGTCACCCAGCCGCAAAGCGTACACGCTGGTCTGAGTGCTGGCGGTGGAACCTCCAGCATTGATCACCATGTCATCGGCCAGCGCGTCCAAATCGGACGAGTTAAGCAGACCAGAGAAACCTGATCCTGAACCGGGCGACGTGGTGCCGTAGATGATCTGGGTTTCCAGATCAAACATAGCCGCCTCCAGATGTCGAAGTCCTTCACGCGCGATATACGCTTCCGGACCATCTCGCCAAGTGTCAGCGACTGACTTGTCAACTTTCCACGAGAAATCTAACACGGAGCAAGTGGCGGTGACGACAGTATCGATACTGCTGTCATAGTCTCTCGCGGAATTTTCCGCTCGCCAGAACCCTGTCGGCTCCCCGGTGTACGTGTTGAATTTGTGAGTTGACGAACCATCTGCCGTATCCGTGATCGGCATGCGAGCCACCAGCGGCGCGCGGTTCAGGATGTTGCTGGTGGATGTTCGTGCGACGTCGAGTGCGTCCGCCACGAAATCCGCCACTGCGTGGAGATCGTCGGCCATTTTCTTTGCCCCCTTGAAATTTGGGGCGGCTCCAAGTGCAATGGCTGTTGTCTAGGCAGCGCCCGGCACTTGTTGCCGCGTGTTGTTTGCAGGGTCAGGCGTTGGCGCGTCTGGCCCTGTTTTTTTAGTTGTACGAACGGCCGCTGATGCGGATCCGGCCGGACAGTCGTTGCGGACCGCCCGCAAGCTCTTCTTCAGTCTGAAACTCAACGCCGTCATCTTCGCCCCGGTTGAGGCTCGCCAGCGTTTCTTCCAACTCCTGCACCTTCGCTTGAAGTGTGCTGATGTGCTGCGACTGTTCAGCGATGAACAGCCCCTGTGCATCTTCAAAGCTCACCTGATTGGTAAACCACTCCGCCCCGTTCTTCGCACCAAATGCGGCGACAAAGCGCCCCAGATCTGCCGCGAATTCTTCCCGCGTCGGCGGCATATCAACCGCGTCGGCTTCGATCACTTCTTCAGACACGGAACACCCGCCTTTCTGAATCGATAAGTTGTGACGCGTCAAAAAACGAGCCAGGAACTGTGCGGCGCGGTCGCCGTCAATTCCGAAGCTTGACACTTCAGGCTTTGCGTCTGTCAGCCCGAGCGCATAACTCAACAGGGCGTCGCCCTGCTGTGCATATTCTTGACCGCGTTTGAATAACCCATCCGGGTTCGCGGCCGGTTCGTCCACCACATCAGCGGCCCGCAGAGCGTGCAGCATCGCGTGGGGGAAGTTGTTTTTGTTGTCTTCATCTGGAGAGATGTAGCGACCTTCCATCATGTGTTCGGTCGTGTGTTCCTCTTCCAGTTCCTGATCATGCTCGAACACGATCGACACCCCGAACTGGTCTGGCGTCTCTTCTGCCAGCGTCATCACATAGTCGGCCAGGTTGCCGTCCGGTGTGACGTGCGACGCTCGCTGGAAGTGCAGATCCGCAAAGACCTGATCGCCTTCCCAGTACGCGTTATGAACTGTTCCGAGCTTTGTGCCGATGCCGTCGCCGGAAAGGCCAGGGTGCGTAAAGCGTGCTTTGATGCCACGGTCTGCCGCGTTGATGGCGCCAGTGACGTCCGAAAGGAAATCACGGTCCACCCACAGATCGTGCCCCAGAGCTTCGCCGCGCGTGATAATGGAAACCCCACGGATTAGCCCGGCTTCGTAGCGACCGCCATCACGTTCAACGGAATCGATCCCGTGTGACTGGGCCGCCCGAAAATAAGTCGGCGGTTGATTAATCTTTGCCATAAGACGCCGCCTTTTTCTTCCGTGGCGTTGCCGCCGGCTGTTCGAGTGTGGCCACTGCTTCCGCGAGTGCCTTTCGATTGTGCGGCCTGCGTTTTGTGGCCACATCAATCACGATTTCTTGTGCTTCAGTTTTCGTCATCATCAACCCCCGTTGGTTCTTCAATCGCGAAGGACAAGTCGACGTCGTGTTCCGCCGCCAGGGCCTTCGCTTTGGCGATCTGTTTGACGTTGGTTTCAAAATCTGTGCCGGTGCTGCGGCAGATGCGCTGGGGCGTGTCCAGCCCGGCGCTAATCGCGGCAATGTTGCCGCTGATCTCTTTTGCCGGATCCCACCAAGGCATGCCGCGGTGGATCCACTCAAACTGGATGTCACGCAACGATGTGCCGGCCGGTAACCTGATCACGCCGTCCTGAATCCAGAGCTGCAGCCGCCAGATGGTCAGCTTCCGCAGTAGCTCCAGAATGTCCGCCCGTTTGGAAATGCACGATCGGTCGTACAGCAGCCACGCCGCGCGACTGCCGAAGAAGTTCGTGTGTGATTCGTCGTAGAAATTGAACGGCAGGTCCAAAGCCTTGATCGCCATGCCGATCACGGTGTGGATGAACTCCTGTGTGGCAGTGCTGGGATTGTCTGACTTCAGGAACTTGGCATCATCGCCGGGGTCCATTTCCAGTTTGACCGCCCCGCCTTTGCCGAAGTCGACATCATAAGAGTCACCAACCTTTGTGTGTTCGCCGTATCCATCGCTGGAACCGTTGGTGATCACCAACGCGAACATCTGCTCGACCTTCATTTTTGCCAACGCAAAATCGACCGATTCCGAAACGTCCTGGAATGAGTTGTAAGCCGCACTCAGTGGGCTGATCCCCCGCACCTGGTCGAACCGTTCAAAACAGGCGTGCTGTATGATGTTGCTGGCGATCACCTGTCGGGAAAGTTCGTAGCGGTTGCCGCCAATGCGGTCGTGAACGCCCCACCGCTGCACGCGGCCGTCTTTGTTGACAAGTGCGCCGTTGTGCCAAATCTGCCCCGGTTCAATGTCGTCGGGCGTGCGAATTCGGTCGGACTCAATCGCCTGTAACCGGCCCTGCGACCGCTTCAGTAGAAAACAATCGCCGTCCAGTGTTCGGCGGGCTTCCATCATCCGCAGCATTTTCGGCAATGGATGGCGGCCGGCCACGTCGCAGTTGCCGGGGCGTGACCACTCGGCCCACAGCCGCTCAACCTGCTGGTTGAATTGCTCGTCTTCCGTTCGCATCTGGAAGTCGAACTGTGTCACGTAGTCCAGGTGCTTCCGCACGGCCCATGCAACGATGGAGAAGTTCCGCTGCAGGTGCTGACCAGTGCCGATCAGGCGTCGCCGGTCTCGTTCTTTTAGCTGCTGGTCTTCGTGCGTGATCGCGGTCGAGGCGGCCTTGCGCTTCCCCGTGCTGTTGATTACGTCATACCCGCTGGCGAACAGCGTGGCCATCCGATTTCGCGCGGCTGTCAGCACTAGACGCCCCCGGTCATTGTGATCCGGGAAACGCGGGGCCGTTTTTGGTCGGTTTCTTCCAGCAAGGCGATTTGCCGGACGATGTCCCGCAAGACCGCCCGCATCGCGTCCGGACTCTGGAAGGTGGTGGTCTGGCCGTCGACGCTGACGCTCTGGGCGCCGGAATGGATCGCCGCTTCGAGATTATCTCGGTCGGTCTGTAATTGCGTGAGACTGGCCATGCAGCCAATCCTACGGCGGTCCGTGGCGGCGTTGTGGTGCCGCACCTCGCATGGCGAGGACTACCCCGGAACAAAATGGAACGACGTCACGGCGTATTTGTGGCCGCAGTCAATGCAGTCGACGTATGCGACTCGCTGCTGGTTGTACGGCTCCCCGTTTCGATCGAATCCGGTTCGCTTGTAGGTTTCCGTTTCTACGCCCTGCCGTTTTGTTCGGCGGGTGCTTTTGCATTTCGGACGCGGACAACGTGCCGGAATCTCGACCACCCGGGGCCGCTCAACCTTCTCCGCCGGTTTTCGTTTTGCTCGTTTCTTTGCCACCGTTTTACTCCATCAAATGTAGCTAACGCGCTTCCGTTGCCGCGTTTTTTCCTGAACCGGCTTCTGCGCTGTCAGCGAACAGCCCACAACAGACGCCCCCACGCAACACCCAACCAGACAGTCGAAAAAGTGGTTATCCCTCGCCACCGCGCTGGACCACTCGATCACCCTGTTCCCCGTCGCAACGTCTTCCATTTCTTTTGGAAACTCAGCCGTGAGTTGATCGGCGAACATCTGGTGCTGTCTCGGTGTGGCTTTGAACAACGTCAACGCCCCGGCATCGCCCCGCGGAACTTCCAGCCGCCTCATGGCAAACGTTTTCCAATAGTTGACGTCCGTGTGAATGGTCCGGGTCTGATCCCGGTTCCGGACAAGCTTCCAGAAATGCCCAATGCGTGTGCCCGGCGCGGGTTTTCCCTCGCACAGCGGCTTGGAACTCGCCTTCACGCCCCGGCCCTTCGCAGGAAACAGAATCGCCGCCCGTTCAGAACGGCGGCAGAAATTCCTGACGATCTGCGTGTGTTCGCCGTCGCCTTCGTCAATCAGGATCCGTTCGACGCGGTGATCCACGCCAGTTTCCCCCGGCCATTCCCGGCACAGATGCGCGGTCAGATCTTCCAGACCGCGCAGGATGGCGGCTTCCACCCCGTGGCCCTTGTAGGTTCGGCCTAGTGTTTTCGTCAGCGTCTGCAGCTTGAAGTACCGCTGCTTCTGATCTGGCCAGGCTCCGTAGTCGATCACGGCCCCGCCGAAATTCTCATCGAACGCGCACACGGTCCACCAGAGGCACTTTTGGCTGATATCAATAAACGCGGTGAGTCGTCCAAACTCGGTGGGCACAACACCCCGGGGCACGCCTGAGACCTTTGCGGTGATGTCGTCCGCCGTAAGCGTGATCGGGCGAATCTGCCCTGCTAGGTCGTCCGGCTCGTTCTGATACTCCGCTTGAAAAGCCTCTTCCCCCACGCGCAGTTTTAAGTTCCACGCGTGCTGGATCGCGGACAGTTCGCCATCTTCGAAACGCGCCGGCCATGACACGTCGGCGCCTTTGTCCATCGCGTCGCGGTTTTCGCCATAGAAATCCGTCGCCGCTTTCCCGGTGCCATTGTTTCGCAGATCACCGGCCCAGATGTCGGCGTATTCTTCCCACAGCTTCGAATTCTCTGGCCACGAATAAACGAGCCGCGTTTTTTCGCCACGCCACTCTGGATGACGCGTCCGGTCTAGGATCCTATCGGCCATATCGCCGTGTCGGATGATCGTGCAGGGCATCATGGCCGCGATC